AACTTATAATCAGGCGGTTGTTTATCGAACTGTTTATAATGCTGGGATAGATGTTCGTATACTCCCTTTCGATCATCTTCAGGAATATCATTCACCCCAATAAGCGTAGCCATACAAGCCGCTACGCCTTTCCAAACTACCGGACCAACGCCGCCCTCAATAACTTTATGATGAGCGAATTTGATTTCATCAAACGCATCCTGTCCGGCATAAGCAAAATGACATTCTATTCTGCTCTTCTCTGCATCTGATAGATCATCCCACACGCCGCTTGTAAAATCTTCCAGCGTTGGGGCCAACCACTCTTCATCAACCGCGCCAGTGTCTTTAAATAAGACGGCTGACTTGGCTGCAACAGTAGCGGGATTCATGCCCCAGTTAACATCACTTGTATCCCATAAACGCACCTCGCGTAAATTCCTGACTAACTTCCCCTTTATTTCTTCAAAATCAAACTTAATCGGCGCATATCCGAATGACATTTCTTTAATTGCACCAGTCGTTATCCCCTGTAATATCTCTTCACCTCTTGGCGTGTCTAAGTATTCACGATCAACCAATAACCCACCAGTAGCTTCAGGATATTTCTCTTTTATAATGTCAGGCAGTTTACTTTGTGAAACTTCCTTCAGTTCTTTAATAACTGCAACAGGAGGAGCAGATGAATCGTGCATCCATAAATGCCTGATGTGATCCATACCTTCTTTGATAGTTTTCTTAAATGCACCGTTGAGAATACGATCATCGCCTAAATCTATGTTGCCAAAGATAGCGGCGAACCCTGATACACTTCTCCCTTCGATTTCTTTAGTCTGACTTATAATTGATTTGTATTCCATCCTTTCTCCTTATATCAACTGAACTTCTAACCAAACTATCAACCCATCAACACCATCACTATCTGACTTAGAAGCTCCTTTGATTACAGTTCCGGCATTGAATATATATTCGGTTCCGCTTGGTGCTGCTGTTCCTTCCCGCTTATTAGCATCAAACATCAGATCATCAAAGTAAATAGTTTCATCTGCGGTCATGTGCAATCTGTACCAACCGGCTACGGCAGGTTCTAAATGAATACCAACAATACGGAATGGACCATGTCCTGCATTTGTGTAAAGCGTTTGAAGCACTAAAGTCCACGCATCAGCCCCATCACCCGTATCACAAGCAACGCCAGTAAAGTTATCAGGCAGAATAGCAATTGGAAATTGACCAATTATATTTATCCAGTTATGGTCTTTCACCTCATCATCAACATTTGCGGTATTGTGATGAAAGTGTATATTGTCAAAGTGCTGTTCATTACCAGCGTTAATGTCTAATCCAAGAGCTGAATCACCAATGTCAATATTATTAAATTTGTTATAGTCTGAATCAGCATCAGCAATAAGAACGCCCACTAAGCAAGTATGGATATTGACATTATGAAATTCGTTCACGGTTGATTGATTAATAGAAATTGCTGTAGTAGTCGCTGCATTACCGATGAACTGCACATCTCCCATAATCCCACCGCGAGTTAGTGCTGCGCTGCCGTCAATGTAAACGCTTGTATTTGCTCCATCCGTTCCTGAGCTGTTGAATCCGCATGTTCTCACACGCCAGCCATTATTAGTAAAGATAACTCCATTGACCGCATCTTCTGTGAATATTGCCAGGTCAACTAAAGAAACTTTACCCGTGAACTTGAATACTGAAGTGGCTGTATCGTGTTCGTTTCTGATAGCGGCCCATATTCTATGAGTGCCTCTTAGCTCGTAGTTACCTGTCCATGTAGGATCACCAGTCGTATCAATATCATAGTAAGTTGCATGAGGCGCAATTAGAATCAATGTGCAATCATTTGCATCAGTTGAAGCAGCAGTTAAAGCAGCCTGGATTGTCTGATAAGCCTTTGCCCAACTTGACCCGTCTGAATTATCTCCATCAGGTGAAACGTGCAAAGTAGCCGTGATAGTACGCCCTGAAATACCTGAACCGATAGAATCGTCAAGTCTTGTTTGCGCAACTGCTAAATTAGCTGCCGTTGCCGCGTTATCCGTACCGCGCATAGCATCGCCGTCAAGCCCAGCGACCTCAGTTAATATTGTTGCGACATCTGGTGATATTCCTGCTCTATGCCCCGTCATCTTTTTAATGCCCTTATTTCTGTTTCTATTTGGTTCTTATCCTTAATCAATGCTTTTAAATCCTCTACGGATTGCTTGATAGCTTCATTTACTTTTTTTAAATCCTTAATAAGATTATCCAATTCATCACTCATAAGAATAAGGGGTTATCTCTCCATATCCATCAACCATTGAGCGCCAGATGCATGTAAATTTAATCTGTGCTTCACAACCTCCGCCATCGCTTGTATAGTTAAATCTCATTACATTATCCGCGCCATGTTTACATTGAACGATAAACGAAGCGAAAAGATCAAGCCCGATTCCTGCAGCATCACCAATAACAATCGCGGTAGAATCAGCCAATGCTAAAGTTTCATCTGCAAAGAACCATTTGCCAATCAGCGCATATAAACCCACCCCAGATAAGTCTGTTCCAGGTGCGGCCTCTGTTACCTCTTCGGTATTGGTTTCATCATATAAATCTAATGAACACGCTGTTAATGCAGAAACATCTGTAACATCAACAAACACGCCCCATAACCGTAAAACTTCCACCGCTCCAATTACATTAAATATCGGTACATTATCGCCCTGCGGTTTTCCGGTTATTGTCATTGTGTTTGAAGTATTAGTGCCAAGACGTTTCAGATAATCCGCTGCGCTATTTAGCGTTACCCAATTAGGCAATACTCCCAATAAACCGTTTCCAGCCCTATGCGTTGTCATTCTGTTGCCACCTCATACATCCATTCGATAATATCATCGGCTTCTTCGGCGTCTACCCAAACATCATCAATATTATCTACCTGAAGATCAATGCTTGCATCTGGGGTAATAGTGAAATGATTGGCTTCCGCATCTGCTTTTGAATAACCTACAAATAAAAGTCCTGCATTGGTTGATCGTGCATGAAACGTAGAAATGGAACCTTGAGTTGTTGGTGCCGCCGTACATTGTTCCGCTGTTCCTGCTGCTGCTATTACGTTGTGTCCTGTTCTCCATGAGGGAGGATTGTTTCCCATAATTTCTCCTTATAATAAAAAAGCCCAACTCCTGTTAAGGAGCGGGCAATTTGACTGCTCTGTGTTATGCAAGCCCGAAGGATTGCTGTGTCTTTATTATACTACATTATTACCATGACGCTATCCAATCAAAGATTGTTAAACTCTTGTGTTGGCTTGCAAGTATGTCTATTTTTTCAATCCTCAAATCACATACCTTTTTATGTAGCTCTTCTTTTTCCTCATACACAGATATAAGGAATTTAATCAACTCCGCCTTTGTGTAATCCTCTATTGGTCGCCCATATAATGTTGCCACGTGTTCCATTTGTTCCTCCATTTCTACTATCATTATACTACCATCCATAATGTTTTTCTATCCATCTTACAATCTGCAATAATGCCGCGCGTAACATCTTGAAGAACGCCTCCCATTCCTTATTGGTCAACTTGTCAACCTCCGCATCATATCATCAAAAAACTTATTAATATTGTCCTGCGCCTTACGGACAACTCCCTGAAGTACCCACCACCTACCTTTGTGCATCCAGGCTTGAGGACCAATACCGCCAGCCGCTTCATCGCTTATAACCCAAGGAGCATAAGGCGTTGGGCTTCCGATAATACCAACTACATCTGTCCCCATTGTCTTTACTTCTGTATTTATCTCTCTACCAAGCGTTCCAGTTCTGGCATACGAACTACCAGCAGGTGCAGAAGGATATGCTGGCACTTGACTATGAACGTAATTGACTGCTTTTAATGTCGTCTTCTGAAGTTCGCTTGTCAATTCAGGCGCACTCAATCGCTTGAGCTTCTTCATCAATGCTTCAATACCGATTACTTTGAAGTTCATGGCACATTCACTACTGGTTGAATCCAACATCTACAATTCACATGAGCAGGAGGTCTTTCGTGCATACTACCATCATAATCAGATATGAACATTGCATCAAGAGGAGCCTGTTTACTATCTAAGCTCATACAAATAGGACATACATCAGATCCAGCAGTGCGCCATTCTTTCATATCAACCACTCCGCTTTCTTTGAATGCCTCAAGCTGCCCACCTGCATAAGCGTTAGTAACTTCTGTGACTGCAATCCTCTTGGCTCTAACCTTGCCGAATTCAGGAAGTAATTGTTTCTCCAATTCCTTTAGCGGTTCACCTGATCCAATCCA